TACCAGATGCTGATTCTGTAAGTGCGGTTAATTCTCGGTCAGCTGTTGCTGCAAGATCTTCTGTAGAAGCTTTCATGATATCGAGAACTTGTAAAGACTGTGATCCCTCTCTACCTATGTTGTTTAATAGTGCACCTATACGAGCAAACTGATACTTACCAAATAGTTGTTCTATGGCCTGTTGTTTTTGTAATGGATCTAACTTGTCTAATGCTGCCTGTAAATCAAATATCAACCCAACTAGGTCTCCTGCATTAGAATTTACAATTTCATTTATATTAATTCCAAAGCCCTGCATTTTTTCTACAGCTTGTTTTGTTGGGTTAATTAAAGATGCAAGACCTGACTTTAATGCGTTTGCACCCTCTGCAGCATTAATACCACCTTCACGCATTGCTGTTAAGAATAATGCAAGTGTTCCAACATCTCCGCCCAAGCCTTTGATAACTGGTCCAGCTTTTGGAATTGCTTCAACCAAGTCTTGTAATGTTGTTGATGTTTGGTTTTCAACTGCGTTAAGCATGTTAATAGATTCTGTTAATTCTGTTGTATTTAATTTAAATGCTGACTGAAGAGCCAACGTTGCTTTCATTGCTTCTTGTCTATCAACTTCACCTAGTGTAGCTAATCTAGTTGTCTCTGCAGTTGCTGCTAAAAGATCATTTCCTTCTGCACCAGTTGCTGCAATGTCAGCAGCAAGTGCTAGTGTTTCTTCAAATGAAGCTCCATAAGTTGAAGCTAATGTTTTAGAAAGTTCTGCAACATTTTTTCTAACTTCTGCTAATTGTGCTGCGGAAGTTTCTCCGATTCCGCCGTAAACCTTAGATAATCTTGTAAGCTCTGCGTCTGCTTTTCTAAATGCCTCTGATGCTGTTTTTCCAAACAACATTATAGGAAGTGTTAGGCCTACTGTTAGCTGTCGTCCAGCCCACTGAGTATTTTTACCCCAATTAATAAGAGACGTAGCTCCGTCACGGAGCACCTTATTAAATATCATTACTTCTTGTCTAGCAATTGCACTTGCGTTGGCTAATGCATCAATTCCAGTTGGACTAATTACTAAAGCTTTTGATGCACCTTGAATATCACGGCCCATCGATTTTACTACTGAATTTTGTATTCTTACTTGCTCTTGAGCAAGCATACGAATTTGACCTACAGTAGATCTTCTAAAATCTACGTAGGCTTTATAGTATTCTTTTAATTTTAAATTTTGACCAGCAAGTGATTTGCCAAACTTTTCTGTAGAAGATGTTACATTAACTATTTGTGATTGGTATAAACCACTTTGCGCTACTGCTTGTCTAAATGAATCTACAGCCGCATCAAATTTTGCTTTGTCTAATCCCAGACTTGGATCTAATAGCTTTTCATTTCTAAATTTAGAAAGAACAGCCATTGCACGGTTAACCTGAGCAATAAATGGACCGAAGTCTCCATCTGCTCTAAAGTTTAGGTTAACTATATCAGCCAATTATTCTTCCCTATAACCTAGACCTTGTCCGATACCAAAGCCGTTTACTTCTGCAGCCTGACCTTGAACATTTGCGATGTCTCCATCTAGTCCATAGGCCCTTCGTTTTACATCTTCAAATGATGGAGTGTCTCCACGTCCTTCATCAAGACGTATGCCTTGAAGTGCTGCAAAAAACTCTCTGTCTTTCTGTTTATCATTTCTAGAAGCTTCTAAAATTGATAATAGCTCTGGCATTGATATAGATTGCTCTAGATCTTCAAAGTTTTTCCACAAACCTAGTAGAAAAGCTTCTGACTCGATGGCGGCTAGATCGAGTTCTGACCAGCTACCATGGCCGCCGTCATTAGGTTTGGGTCGTCTAAATCAATTCCCCCACATGTCTTAAGAATGTATTTCATCGTAGGCATGTCTAGAACTTCTTCTAACTTTGTTTTATCTGCAGCTAATTCTGGAGCAGAGTCTGCAATTCCCAGCGCAGCAGCTCCAAGCAAAATGCCGACAACCTCTTCTTCTGATTGTTTTCCATCCATCTTGGATATTTCAGACATAAACTGTCTTAATTTTTTAAGCGATAATGGTCTTAGTGTTACTTTTGTTCCGTCTTGTAATTCGATTTCTGATGTTTCGTATACTCTAGTAGCCAATTTGGCCTCCTAATCTCTCACCTTTATTTTACCAAATTATGTGTATAAAGGCAACAGGCGGGACCTATAAAGTCCCGCCTGTTACTGAGATTAAGAGAAAAAAATCTTAATTATGCTTCGATTTGTCTGTCGACAATAATTCCGTACTCAGCTCCTGAATATGCAGGATCTGGTAGTAGTCGGAATGCTACTGGGAACATTGTTGCTTCGTTACGACGGTATGAGTGAGATACTGCTTCTACGTTAATTACACGACGTGCGTGATATAGACGCTCTCTCTTCTTACCTGTCTTACGTGGAGCATTTCCAATGAATGCCATAGCTCTTTCTGAAGGCTCTGCTCCAAGAGCACCTGCCTCAAGTCCAAGAGTTTCTCCTTGTGTACCCTTAGCGTAGTCTGCTACTGGGTTTTCTAGAGTTGATCCACCATGTGCATTTGCATCCTTGGTAGACTTTGGTTGTCCGAACGCAACTAGAAGATTTTCTAGTGTTGCTTCTGCTAACATTGTGTTAACAGAAACGGTCATAGCTTGCTTGAAAAGCTTAGCTGTGTCAAGAAGCTGGTCTACCTGAATGTCGCCGTAATCTGGCGTGTACGCTACTTCAACACCTTCTGAAGTAAAACCTACGTTTCTCCAATTAGTTGTATCTGCATCCAACGCTCCACGAGCTGATGTATTAGCTGTGAATGCTGGAAGAGCGTAATCTGGCCATGTTGCGATCTCTGTTGAGTCTTTTGCTGACATCCAAACTTCTGCTGCTCCGACAATAATATTATTTACATTTGCCACTTTTTTTACACCTCCGTCTGTGCGGTTAAATTAGTTCAATCTTTAGCTGGCTAGGCTAACAATTCCTCGTACCTTTATGATACTAGCAAAATGCTTATAAAGCAAGGACTAGGAGAATCGGCCAGCTGACGTTATTTGACGTCCATATTTATATCTGATTACTGCCTGTGCTGCAAACCAGCCTGCCTTTTCTCTTTGAGGTTCTGGAGAAAGCATGTCCGCCAGGCTGATGGTATAGAAAATGAAAGGTGAATTAGAGCCAACATATGAGTTTAAATCTCTTGCTGAATCATCCATCCTTCTGAACAAATCAAGTATTAGGTTTTGAATTTTTAATATTTCTGCTGGATATTTAGAGTATATGGTAAACATCATAGAATCTCTGCATATCAGCCAGTTTTCCTCATACCCATCTGCTACCCAATCATAGACTATGTGGGTCTTTCCATCTAAAGCCTCATAATTTAACATGTCCTGCTGTGAAGGCACTATTGGAACAATTCCTGTAGCTGGACCATTTAATATATCTAAAGAGTAATCATCTGCGTCTAAAATACCTTCATCCTGTAATTCCTGCCAAAGGTAGTCAACGATTAATTTTGATGCACTTAATGAATAATCTGCTGGCATTATATTCTACTCGCCTCCGTCTCCGCTCTTGATTTAGCTATTCTTCTTACAGAAGATGCATTTATTCCAGTAAACATTATTTTAGAAGATATCATGCTTGGAACTTTAGTCGCAGATTTAGTAGCACGTGATAAAGATTTTTTAACCCCAGACCTATCTATACTTTCTATTAACATAGGGCTCTTAAAAAATCTTTCGTGAGTTCTGGAAAATCCTTGAAAAGCATTTCTTCCACCAGGCATTCTTACATTAACAGATCTTCCCTGTGGCATAACCACTAAACGACCCTCTTGATTTCTAAATGCCAGTCTTCCCCTAGAAGTTCTAGGTCTAATTGTTACTGGAATTCTAAATTCCATTATTCTAGCTTTTTCTTTAAAAACATATTTTTTTAAAGACGAGTTGTCATTTGGAACAGATACTCGTGACTGTTTAAATCCATAAGATATGTTCATGTTATAACCTTCTCCATATGTTGCATTAAGCTTCCATAGTCTTGCAGAAGGATCTCCAGGCCTTTTCCATTCATAAACATGATGTAGTCTAGATGTATAAGATCTAGCCTGCATATCAACATAATTACCAAAATCTTTATTTAGCTGTCCAAAAATTCTTTGTCTTACTCCAGACTTAGTTCTTTCAGAATTAACTAGATAATCTAATGCTGCTGCTTGATAGTATATACTAGCTGCCGCTCTTGCTATTGAGCCCATGTCATCTATCATGCCCATCTTAGTTCTTCCAGATGACATTAATTTATCTGCAGATTTAATATTACGAATTATATTCATCGAAACTCTGAACCTCTGATCTTTTAACAGATAGGTTGTAAGACATTATTGTTCCAAAGGGATCTAGAACTGGAATTACTCCCACAACATCAAATACGGTTGGGGACTCGTAGTTATTTCCAACTAGCTCAAACCATATTACTTGATCTTCTTGATTTCTTATGTTTGTAATTTTTTGAGATTTAGTTAGCTTTTCTTCTGTTTCTATTGTTAAGTAATCTACATTTTGATATCTTTCGCCAACCTTTTCGCTACTTCCTTGCGATCTGGCAGTATCAGATATGTATCCTCTGGCAAGACAATTAGCTGTTCTTATGTACAACCATTTTTTTACTATAGCATTAGTTGTCTCTTCTTGAGTGTAGACCTGCTCATATATATCCATTTTCATATACATAGCAGATCTAATTAAAGATTTCATTAGATAATCACCATACGATTAGCAATATATGGTTCTAAAATTCTGTCTACCATTGAATTTCCAGTCCCACTAAAAGCTTGAGGTGATATCTCTACGTTCCAATCTCCTGTCTGCATCTTTTTTACATACTTCTCTTTCCAGGTCGAGTCTTGGTAAAAGAAGTCATTTGCTAGCCTAATTGCTGAATCATAAACCTCTGATGGAACCAGTTTCCACCCAAACATTCCTTCTACAGTATATCTAAAACCCTTCGTAAAAAATGCTGGCTCTGGCATATCTTCTTGATATGGATAGCTTTCAAAAACATCTAGGCCAGGATCTTTTATTAATCTAACAGCATAGTTGGTTCTGCTAATGTCAAATAAGTATTGATTTCCAGAGGTCGCACTGTTGTATATTAGAACATCATTTTCCCAAATTTTACTAATAGATTCTATTCTTTCTGGCATCAACAATACGTCAGTGCCATCTCCTACAACATCCACCTTTTTAGAAACGTAATCAAATTTTTGACCAGTATAGGCATTTATTTTATATCTAGCATATCTTTCTGCTGCCATCAACTCGTCGTAAGATCTATAGTTTTTATCAGAAACGTCTGTTCCAAATCCTGAAGCTTCCACTATTTCTGCAACAGTAGCATATGGTCTAGTAACTATAAAATTCTTATAGTCTACAAAATTGGTCCCATTTATGGTATATTCTATTTTTATTTTAAAATAATTATATTGAGTTGTTGCTGCAATTGGGACAAAGACAAACCAGCTACCCTCGTCTACGTCTAGGTTATTTGCAGTAAGTGTTGTGCCAGCAGTAGCATCTTCATAAAATATGGTTACAACTGGTGTTGAGGATGGATCAACCGCAACCCCGTTATAATAGGTCTTAAAATTAATTGGACCGTTTGTACCACTATATATCTCTGGCATAATCTATCTCCTATGAGTAAAACTCTTTTACCTCTACTGGCGTTGCCAGCCTAAAACCTTCTTCGTGCTTAAATATCTCTACCGCTACAGACATAGGCATTGAAACAAATGGGTCTGCCTGAGTAAAATAAAAACCATGAGTTTCATAGCTCTTGTTTTTCCGTTCCATCTTTACTAGGGCTATCTCCCCGTCATAATCATCTTTCATAATCTGAGTGCTTTTTAATGGCTTCAATTCTTCTTTCTCCACCTTAGCCAGATTATCAAGAAGTTCGTCAGTGACACCCTCTTCTGCCAGCATTGCTAATATCTCTTGCTTATTCTTTGCGCCTTCTATATCTACGCCATATTCTTCTGCTACATTTTTTAATTCAGATACTTTTAATGATTGTAATGACATTATATCTCCATTCGTTTAACTCAATTATAGCATTTTAGAAGCTAAAAAGGAAAGGGGGCCCCTTTCGAGGCCCCCTCCCAAATGTCCTTTATTTAATTATGGACGTGCTGCTGGAAGATTATTATAGCTTCCACCAGTTACTGCTGCTAGGCTACGTGCATCGTATCCTGCTGCAACCTTGACGTTCTTCACGACAACGAATGCATCTGGATTTTCGATTGCTGTACCAACACGAAGGAACAGAGTATATTCTGTTGTATCCTTCTTTGGCTTGAATTCACGGTGAACGACGATATCACGCTTGATACCGACGATTACGTTATCAGGGAATGTTAGGTGTAGATCACCATGTTGTCCTGAAGCACCTGAATAGGAACCAGTTTGATTCTCATCAAGTAGAGGAACCTCTACGACTGGAATTCCGAATGCGAATGGAATAACTCCTCCTGGAGCTCCATTGTTTGCTACGACATCACCACGAACGATGCCAGAAGCAATATCTTCTGGAGTTCCTGGGATTGAAGTCAAGCTGTACAAGTAATCCTGTACAAGATTGCTTCCAGAAAGGAAGCGGAGTTGGTTACGGCGCTGCTTGTAGCGGCGTGGCATTTGCTTAAGTGCGTCATTAAATACGCCCTTAGAAACTGTTGCACCTGCTGCATCAACAACGTGTCCATTTGTAGTTGCGATCTTGCGAACACCATCAAATGCCTTTAGAAGGGTATCTGAGGATGCTGAATCACCGTTAAGGATTAGATCCTCAACGTCATTTCCTACCTGATTAGCCATCATTCTTGCGATGTGGTCCTCAAGGTCTGCGCCCTCGATGCCGTCCTCTAGAGACTCTGAAGAGAGTTCCCAATCTAGACGTAGTTTCTTGGTTGCGAGCGAGATCTTTGCAAAGACAACTGCCTGATTGCTGAATGTTGCATCAGCTTCAGTAGCGACTTTGAGAATTCTTTCGCCAACACCGATCTTGTCGATCTCTTGGATGTCAGAACGCATACGAATGGTTCTGGCAACTTTTGTAACAACGGTAGCATCGAACATGTAGTCGATAAAGCGATTAGCTTGTTCTGGCTTTAAAAGGCCACCACGAGCTGCGTCATCAGCTGAAGTTCCGAGCTTACCTGCACCAGTTTGACTGGTTACAATAGCTTTTTCTAATAGCTCATTGCTCATTTTTCTTGTTTCACCTCTCTCTTTAGTTAGGTCTGTTAGAGTACATTGCGTACACCGAGGAATGTGCCGCCCCACTTGCTCTGATTAATGGGTTGATCGTCCTTTGACCCGCCAAGGTCTGCGGACTTCTTGATTGCAGTATCTGATTCAACTGCATCAATTCTTTTTTCTGTTACTGACATATTATCTCTTAGAGAATTAATCATCTCAGAAATCTCATTTACTTTGTTGTTAAGTTCTGCAACCTTATCCTCTGTTGCCTTAACAAGTGCGTCTACGCCTGTGCGTAGATTATCTAATCCTGCTGAATTTGCTTCAGCAGTCTTTGCGAATGAATCGGTAAAGAATGCTTTTAGCTCGTCAATCTTTGAAACAATATCAAGGTCTTCAACGGCGACTTCCTGAACGTCTGCTGCTTTTTCAACAACAGCTTCTTCTTCGTTCGCCTCTGGAGCCTCTACAGCTGCTTCAGCAACAGCTTCTGCTGTTTCTGTAACCTCTGCTACTGCCTCGACTGGAGCTGCATCTTCTACTACTTCTTTAACTTCTGCATCCACTTGAGTACCTCCTTCGTTGGCTGTATTAATAACGTCGCCGCTAGATTCACGACGCTCATCTGAAAGTTCTTCACCGTCAGAATTCTTTTTCAAATAAGAATCTACAATATTTTTTATTGATTCAGATTTGTTTACTTCATTATTTTCTACCCACCCAATATTTTCCATTTTGCATCCACAGCTGTCGCAGGTGCATGAGTCTTCTTCTGATGTAATTGCAATAGAATCTGTTTTGCACCAGAATATATTTTCTGGAGTTACATCAACCGCAATACCCTTAACGACAGTCTTGCCATTCATTTTTTCTATAGAAAATACATTTGCCAATTGGTTGGCAGGATTGTCTACAAGGGAAAGTTCAACTAGATCATAATCTTTAATTACTCT